AGAAATTGAATTATTTACTACTTGATTTGTTTTACTTTTAAGTTTTGCTTCGCTATCTAAAAAATTATTTGATGTTTTTGCAAAAAGTAAATTTTGAATTCCACTTATGTTAGCTGATTTATTTTTCAAAGGTTGGGTTGTGGAAAAATTATTTCGTCTATATCCTTCGTACGATCTATTATCAAATACTTTTCTCATATGATCTTGCGTTAGCTTATTTAAAAAATTATTTTCTGTAGTTCTATTTTTATATCTCTCATCTTCAATATCAAATGTATTTCCTGATTCTAAGTTATCATAATCAGTCTGCAATAGATTAGTATTTAAGCTACTCGGCTTTTTATCATATCTTATTTCACCAAAACTATCCGGCGATCCTTCTGTAACTTTACCTGCAGAAGTAAACACTGCTTCGTACTGTATAGTAATAGTATTAGCTAACGCTTTGTTACCGTCACTATAGTCTAAGTCATCGTGATCAAATTTGCTTAAAATAGGATTTACTAAAGTGTATCTATTATAAACTCCTCTAGATAGTTGACTAATGTGTATTTCTTTGAAAAAGTGTTTTTGTGGGATTCTAGCATCTAAACCGTACCTACTTAATCCGCTGCTGTATGTATTATTAGGGTTATAACCAGATGGTCTTGCACTATAGTTGCCGTCAACAAAATAGTATTTATAGTAAGCTTGTAATAGAGAACTTGTTAGGCTTTTCTTATCGTCGTGTAATTGTATAGTTACAGGGTCATAAACAATTTTTGTTTGAATATTCTTCTTTTGATTATATCTATTCAAAGTTTCTACTTGAGGCTGAAACTTAGGTAACGTTGCAGTCTTTGCTAGTAAACCTATTTCATTTACACCTAAACCACTAGTTGCAAAAGTAGACGGAAGTAAACTTCTAGCTGCTGGGTTAATTACAAAACTTACATGATATAGAAAAGCAACTTTAGGAGCAAATTCCATATTATTATCAACAAACAATCTATTTGCATGTTCCCAAGATGACAAATTTCCCTTAGGACCGTAGTAACTTTGATTTGTGTGTAAATATGGTGTAAATTTATATGGCATAATATATTTATCCATTAAAAAAGGGGAGTAAAACTCCCCTTAGTTTATAAAATTTTTAATTAATTTTAAACACCGGCACCAGTTGTAAGTGTACCTGAAGTTCTATCTATAGCAGCTCCAATGCCAGCTCCTTGCGGAGTTTGTATTGCATTGTCGTATCTAACGTCTAAACTTACAGTCATAGCATCTGATGTTGCATAGTTAAGCTGATTATAATTTGCACTTGCTAGATAACAACCCACAAGTTCAAATGTTTCTAACACAACAGGCTCGTGAATACCATTGCCGCCGTCTAAGATTTCTATATGTGTTTGGAACTTATAGTCAATTCCTGACACAGCACTAGCTTGCTCATAAAAATCAAATTGCTTTTGTAATTGCTCACCAACTAACAACTGCACGTTGTTATTAACATCTTCTCTTAAATTAATGCTAATATTTTGCCATTGATGCTTACCGGCCAAATATACTCTACTATTATATGAATGTAGTTCTATTTCGTCAAAGTTTACAGTTGGTCGTGTAACATCAATTACCTGCTTAGTTAATTCTGTAGTAGGCGTACTTACTCCAAAATTTACAAACAAAATTCTAAACCGATATTGTAACTTTGGCATCAAAAGCGCTTGGTTATTAGCGCTTTGATTGTTCGAAAGCGGCACCGTCATTTTGCTTAGTGTACCTACTGCCATATTATATGCTCCTCGTTGTTAATTATATTTAGCCTTTTTATAGATTACCAATCTCACCGGTATTTTTAATACGCAATGGAATGTATATAAATTCAACTGCTTTTACCGGTTCGATTGCAATATCAAGATAAAGCTCATTACGGTCTATTCTTGCTGGAGTATTGTTTGTTTCGTCACACACAACTAAGAAGTCATATAATGCTCTATTACCTACTAGTTCTAATAACAAACTTTCAGCTGATGCTTTAATTTCATCTCTTGTAATTTTATCATTAGGCTCAAATAAGTAAGGCTTTGCAAGTTTCTTTAATTGCTTTCTCATATAAATTATAAGTCTAGCAACATTAATTCTATCAAGTGCACTTGCATTACGTGCTCTAGTTTTTTGACCAAACGCTACTAATCCGCTGCCACTAATAAACGTAATAGGATTTATATTATTCTCATAAAGAGTATCTCTTTGTCCGTTATTCAACGTTATCGGAACAAATTCGCCTTCGTTGTTTATAAAACCAGTAGAACTTGCATTTGTTATACCGCCGCGTCTTGTGCCTGCAGGAGCAAACCAAGGAAACGCAACTTGGTCATTTAAACTCATTGTTCTTAGCATCATGTGACTGGAAGGTACTACAATATCATTACCGAAATTATCGCTTGTAAATCCTGCTGGGTAAAATACTCCCATATACTCATCTCTACTTAATAAACCAAATTCGTCATCTTGTGGTGAATTTGCAGTATTGAGTGCATACGCTTGTAAAGAAGGGGTGTCACTTGATAGTCTAAGTGGAGTATCGGCAACAATAAATGCGGTTAAGTTTCGGTCGAAGTTAAAACTAATCATTTCATTGTTAAGTTCAGAATATCCAGGTGTTGCTAACAAGTTAAAGTCGTATACTTCTTCGTCTCTTATATCTTCATTGTTGTTTATTGCAGCTTGTAGAGCTGTTACAATGACTTTTCTTTGTGCAAAACGACCAAAATTGCCGGCTCCGTTTTCTTTATTTGCACTATGCGTTACCCAACGATGCGGATAGTAATCCGACATATCTTCGTCTTGATATCTCTCATTATCGCCGTTTAGATTAATATAATTTCTTTCAAATCTTCTTACATTAAATCCGCTTCTGCGTAAATTCCAAAGTAGCATACCTTTTGGATAAAGTGTTGGATCAGGTGCATCGGGATCTAGATAATCACTGTTAAGTAGTGCTGCAATAGTACCGCTAGGTGCTCTTTCTACACCACCGAGTGTGGACCCTCCGTCTGTGCCGTATCTTGCATCGTCAAATAATACACCATCTTCAGTGCTTTGGTCAGTTATATCCCTTGGCGAACCCCACTTTTGTTCTATAGTGCCTAGTATAGTCGAATCATACACATAAATTAGCGGGTAATTATCTAAATCAGCAGTACTAATCCAAATATCACCACTTACCAAAGGCGAAGTGCCGTCTGACTGTGTTTCAGGCATCGAAAATCTAACTTGTGGACCATTAGGGTCTGTGGCAGGGAATATATTTCTATAACCTCTCCAAGCTGATCCATCATGATACATTAAATCAACTTCGTCAATTACATTGCTGTACCAAAGCTGACCTTGTTCTGCAATAGCAAATGGTGCAGTTGTACTTGCTGTATATGTAATCGGACGCCATAAAGTAGCTTGATATTGCGCTGGCGAAGTAAGATTGTTTGTGCCGTCTACATATTGTAGGAACGGCATACTTACACTATTAGTAGCACTATATGGCAAGAATCCAATAGTAGTTAACACTCCGTCAGTGTCAACAAACTTTATGTCACCGCCTAGGGCATGACTAATTTTAATTTGGTATAAATCAGTAACTTCAGCACTTACATTAGGCACATTAGCACTGTTTATTGCTTCTGCAATAGCATCAGCACTTGTAACTTGGCTTGCTACTGTTGTAACACTTACTGTAACAGGAGTTGAAAATACATCTTTATTTTCTTCAGTTGCGGACATAGTAAATGACCAAGTTGCTGCTCCTGGGCTACTAGCAGTTATAGCTTCTGTTGTTATAGAAGTTGCACCAGTGCCAACTCTTTCATAAATTCTAAAGTTAACAAGCGGCGGAGTATTGTTATCAACATTAACCTTAGTATATGTTACACCAGCGGTAATATTTATACCGCCGCCTGTTGGGTCTAGTGCCTTTAATGCTTCAGCGTTATTTTGATATGCTAGTGCATCTTTTTCGTCCCATAGCAAAGTGCTACTATTCCAAGTTTTTAAAGCAACATTCATGCCTTTATTAGGCTTAGATGTTTTAAGCCACACACTTCCAGTTGGGCGTGAGTAAGTATCAGTAGTTTTCCATTCTGGAACTGTAACATGTCTTGATACTTGCACGCTCGGCGGATAATATGTTCCTGCTTCTAACCCAAGCTGTCCAAGTTTTGTTACACCGTCTGCACCGTCGCCTGCTAATACAATAGGACCACCTAAAGTGCTGTCGTCTGCACCCGAGCTAGAACCATCAGAATAAATTTCTAAAAAACCGTCTACTGCTGAAGCAGTAAGTCCAGTAATAGCAGCTAAATTTATATTTGTAGCAATAGTAGTAACAGAATCACTATTTTGAACTGCAATTGCAGTACCGTTAATAATAATTGTTCCTGCATTGCCAGTAAGCGTTGGTGCTGCTATTGTAGACTTTATAGTTGGCCAGCTAGCAGTCCAAGCCGGAGTACCAATTTCTACCCATGTACCGCTTGTATTTTTAAACCAATAACGTGCTATATCAGTTAATGTTACAACTGCATAAGAACCGATAGCTCCTACTGATCCTTTTGGAGTAAAATCGCTAGCATCATAGTCAGCTACATCTTTGGTTTTATAAATTGTAAGAGGAATTTTGTTAGAAAAAGTTTGGCCGCCTTCAACATTTTTATCACTACCATCCCATACTTGAATACCCCATTCTGTATCTGCTAAATCTAACCATCCAGTGCCAGCTGGTGGATAAGCATCAGGTGCTTCTTCGGTTGGTTGTAATTCATCTAGGTCAATGCCAGCTCTAACAATATATGCTCTGTTACTTATACCTAAGTATGAATATGCAGCTTGCAAACCGTACTCATTTAGTTCACTACCGTGAAGCATATTATTGTTTTCATCTTTTTCGAAAATTGGATCTCCGAAAAAATCAGCTAATTCTCTTTGAGAACTTATCAAATAAGGTTTACCTGCATTTGCTGAAATTGTTCCCTGTGCTATACCAGTCGCTGACGCATTTGCTTTGTTTTCGCGACTAGCAACAAATATCATTGGAATGGTACCAGGTTCAGCTGGGGTGTAAAAACTTTCGTCTATTACTTGGACCTGAACGCCGGGTGATACTAATCCTGCCATGTTTTTCTCTCCTGAATGGGTTATAAGTATATTTATCAGTTAAGAGAAAAAAATGCTGCTATTAAAGGTCATTTATAGGATATAGTTCATTACTGCATTAATTTGCTCACGAAGATAAATTATGTCTTTATTATTATCTATGACGTAATCTGCCATGGATATATCTAAAGTCATACTATTGTTTTCTTCCTTTGGCAAAATTTTAGATCTGTCTACCCATAGAGCATAATCAAAAACTTTTTGATCTTTCATTGCTATAAATTCTTTATGATTTCTTAAACCACAGTAGATATCGTATTCTTTAAAAATTTCTGTGCCTAACTTTGCTGCATTATCTTCGTTATAATTACTGATTAAATCATACCATTCTGCTCGATGGTTATGCCTATCAATGTAGCACTGTTCATAATTATTATAATTGTATTTTTCTTTTAACTTATCGTAAATAAAAAGTTTTGCACAAAATTCACTGCTACTAATAAAATTAAAGCCGTAATTTATTTTTAAAATGTCACAAACTGTATCTTTGCCGTGTCTACCGTGACCGATTACAAGTAATTTCATTCTTTAAATATAATATAAAATATATAAAAAGTCAACTAATTTAACCTATAGTAAATGTATAACCTACACCGCCTGCACCAGCAGTAGAAACTTCTTTCTCTAATTTTTCCATTTCAGCAGTAGCTTCGGACTTTAGCTGACTACCGTTTAAACTTGTACCGCCTTGCGGGCCAGCAATAGTAGCAAATTTTTCTCTAGCTTCGCCTAGCATATATTTACAACTAGCAACTGTATAATCTTTTATCCATTGATTTGCTAAGTAATCAGCTAAAATTTCTTCATCCGGTCTGTAATTATAACACATTAATAATAAATTTTCTTGCGTGCGGGGCCTTTGTAAAAGTGTTATTTTTTTCGTAGTTGAATTCCATTTAAATTCTATAAAACTACCAAACATGCGTCCGACTAATTCTTGATACTGTGTAAAAAAATTATATGTTGCTAAACCACCTAAATTGGAGCCACTCATTAGATAAGTGTTTGTATACGCTAAATTAAACGGTTCAAATAAAGTGCCGCCATCGCCGCCACCTGTTCTCGACCCTATGCTTCGTCTAAAAATTTGTCGTACTTCTATAATTTCTTTTGGCAAGGTATACTCATTTTGATCTTCAACTGTGGGCATAAAGAAGTAAGCTTCTTCTACACTATTGTCTGACCTTTGTCTATATCTATTAAATGCTTTATCTAATGCAGTTTCGTAGTGAATAGGATCTAGTTCGACATCAATCATACCCCCGCCTAAGAAGGTATGCACATAATCAAAAATTTCTTGTCTTGTAGTAGTTGCCATGTGGTTTCTCCGTTGTATTTATGTTACTAAATACAGTATGCCGAGACTTAGTTTATATAAACCTGAAAAAGGTCCTGATTACGAATTTTTAGATAAACAAATCTATGAAATGTTTAGCGTAGGCGGAACCGATATGCACCTACACAAACTGTTAGGCACAGACCTAACAGACGAACAAGTTGCTGACGGAGAAACTAATTTAACTTCGACGTCAATACAAGATCTACTGTTTTTAGAAAATAGAGACAGACGATACGAAAAAGATGTTTATACTATTAGATGTGCATATAACACAGCAGATTTAGATTTTGATCTAACACAGTTTGGATTATTTTTACAAAATGATACACTGTTTGTAACTGTTCACATTAGGAATACAGTAAAAACTATTAATAGAAAAATTATTGCAGGAGATGTGATAGAATTACCTGCAATGCGTGATGAATATGCTCTTAATGATTCAAATTTTGCTCTTAAAAGATACTATGTTGTCGAAGATGTAAACAGGCCATCACAAGGATATACACAAACTTGGTATCCACATTTGTATAGATTAAAATTGAAAAAAATATCCGATAGTCAAGAATATAAAGACATATTAGATTTAGAAAATGAAGATGGCACAACGGTAGGTGATACTTCTACTACATATGATACCGAAGTACATATTAATAATGCTAT